TCGGTTTGCACGTGGTCAAAGACGTTGGAAAACTTTTCAGAATGGGTGTACGATTTACTTTTGGTCGAGGTTCGTTCGCGTAGGTCTGGTGTTTCGTTTTGAGCATTGCCAATTTGCTCGTCAAATATAGGCGGGGTCGAGGCTTCCGGTTCAACTGTCACTAAGAGTGTACCATCACCTGAGTATAAATCACTCAGATGATTGTACAAACAAACGCAGTCGTTCAAGTCGTCCTCTTCACAACAACAATAAATACAATCCGGAAAATCTTTAAGAGAATATGCGTCCAACATGTGGTCCAAGTGGGCGCAGTACTCTTCAAAATTTTCAGGAAGGTTTGACACAAAGTGTCTGCAAATGTTTACTACTTTACGGGTATACATTTTAATACAATATAGATAATGATACCAGTAAAGATCCTCTATGAGTCACGAATTATAAATTCGGTCTATTAGACACTCACAGGCCTTGCTAAAGCGTTGGAAGTTAATTCCAATTGTTCCGGCAAGGAGAAGATCTCTACTAATATTATCACTTATCGCACTAACGAATACCTCGTAATAGTTTTTACCAAGTGCAGCCGCTTCGAGTAAAGCTTCATCGAGTTGTACGCGTATCCTTTCATAATCCTTTGGAGAAATGTTAGTATAATTGAACTGCTGTTCAATTGACTCAGGGTCGATCGGGGCCAGGTAGATGTCATAACACTGCACAAAGTGCCTTTTGAGAAAAGTGATTTCCTCTAAGGTTTTGGCAGTGCGTTCAGCGGTCAAGTCCTTACTTGCAACCGTATAATCTTGTTCGAGAACTTTCATATACTTCGCAACGTTTTCAAAAGAATATCCAGTCAAGTTCGAGTTTGTACTATAGATAACGTCGTCTCCAAAGCAGGTAAAGGCTATGTCACGATTGAACGAATTCAAGTCAGTATTATTGGTGATCTTAATATAACACCACCAATGATACAACAAGTTTACGATACAATTGATAACAGTAGTCATAGGATTACCTGAAGGGTTACCATGTTTCACTATATGTACATCGCGTCCACTTATTTGATGAGTTCTAATGTACTCATCCCATAATGTTGTCATAGCCAGTTCATCCGAGTAATCACCATTAACTTCACAAATAGTAGTAATAACGATTTTTCCAGCAGTTTCCATGAATTCAGGTCGTAAACGTCCATCATATGCACCGAAATCTGCATCGTAAAAATCGTCACCTCTACTACTCATATAGTTAGCTAGTGTTGTCCATTCCAGTGATACCGGGTTGATTCCAACAGAGTGAAACAACGATGTCCTTTTGGTCTGCCATACTTCCTTGAACTTTCCGAAGAAAATTCTAGATAGTATAGCAGTATCCATGGGCACCGCCGTAAACAATCTGGTTTTACCAACCCTAGCCTTCGCAATCGGTCGGGT